AAGAATCTAAAGCAGATGCTACTTCCTCACATTCTTTTAATTCACTTAAAAGTAATGGATCTGGAAGGATATTATAATTTGAATATGAAGTGAAAGTAGTCCAATATCCTGTGGAATTTGAATTTTGCTCAACTGTATCTATTCTATTAGGTCCACCTTCCAAAATAGATTCAACAATATCAATATAAGTTGTTATAGAACTAGCAACTTCAGCACATGCAGGTGAGGATGAATCAATACGAATACTATTATCTTTTACCGATCCCTGATTTCTCATTGCAATAATCATTAAATCACGCAATACCTTATGAGCATAAACGGTTTCGTTAAGTTCATCTTTAATGTAATTAAGATTTCCGTCAACAAAATAACTCTCTGCAAACTCTACAATTTTTCTATTACCACCATACTTTAAACAATAATTTACTGCATCAACTAACAATCCAAGATCTCTAGAACATTTTGTGCTATAATTGGTAGATGCGAGAGAAAGATACTTTGTATTAATTGCATTGATTGTATCAGTAATCATACTGGACTTATTTTTTTCAATTAATGTTGATGCATCAAAATAAGTACCAACATTCAATCCACTCCAAATAAATGTCATGTCTGCATTACCAGATGGATCTGGTGTTACTGCAACTGAGTTATTACTTACTTGTATAGTTCTACCATCAATAATGTCTGTAATAATAGTTCCATCTGGGAATGATCTTCCCGAACTAACTTTCATACCAATAGCAATATCATCAGTATTAGTCATTGTAACTTGATTAGTTCCTACTGTCCAAGATACTTGACGATCTGAGTAATCCCAATTTCTTGATGCTAATTTACTTAAACGTACTGCATACTCAAATGCATCAATAGTTGCTTCTAGTTCTCCCGAAATATAATTAAGTACTCCAGCATTGAAATATTTTTCAACAGCAAACAAAGTTTTTTGATTGCCACCAAATCTCAAGTCATGTTCTAATGCGTCTAATATAAGACCAATGTCACGATAACATTTTTCACTTAAATTTGTCCATGGAATTGATGTATACTTAGACTTAACATAACCTAAAGTTTCTGATTGAATAAATCTTCTGTTTTGGTTAATCTGATTTGCAGCATCTATCCATGTACCACTACGTTGGAAAATATTTTTAATCTTTTTAAGATATTTTTGATTTAATGTATCCGATTTAAATTGAAAATTTCTACCATAGAATAGAACCCCTGGAACTGATTGCCCATCTTTATTGGTAGGTCCCAGAGGAGGAGATGCGAAAGTAATTTTATCTCCGTTTATTGTATACGAGATTCCAGGTTCTTGTAGTATAGCATCCAAGGTAATAGTTAACGCCTGTTCATTGTATGGGTTGACTGAATTGCCATTCACATCAACAATATTAAATACAGTTTTTCCTTGTAAATTTCCTTTGTCACCAAAGTTACCATCAAAAGATTCTGTTAAGTAAACTTCAGTAGAAGTAATTTCCGAAGTATTAAAAGATTCCGTTGCAACAGAACCAATTCCTTTTTCAACTTTGAAGGAATCCATAAGAACAATACTCTGAGTAATATTCTTTTTGGTACTAATAACAGAAATTTTATTTACATCAGGATTCCAAATTTGTACAATACTTGTACCAATAAATTTACTATCACTATTCATTGAAGCATTTGATGCCGATTCAATCAATACTTCGCCAAAAACTTTAAATCCTGCAGGATGAGTTGTTGACTTGATTAAAGATCTCCAACTATCAATAGAAGTTTTTGATTTAACTAAGTATGAATAATCTTGATAATAAAAAGAATCTGTAATTCTTTGATTCTGATCACTTACTTTTCCAGAATCAGATTCAAAGTATCCTTGATTATCATAATAAGTTTTAATTTGAGGAGAAAACTCAGTATATCTAATAGTTTCTAATATTGCACTTTTGTTTCTAGCAAGACCTTTAATTAGTTTCTTCTGTCTAAAAACACCAGATACTCTATCAACACTTAATCTACCAGATCTAAATGAAGTTATTCTTGCTCTTGCCACCTCTACATTATTAATTTCTTGAACAATAGTTTCTCCAATTGCAAAACAATTCGGATCAAAATTAGACAAAGATAAAATATAATTAGACCTAAATGTTGACGTTAAAGTATTATCTCCATGGAAAGATCCACCTACGTTAATAACGTTAATATTTCTAGGGACTCCAATATCATCACTATTAATAAGACATTCAACACTAGACTCAGCAATTTTAACTTCTGGAGCTATAGAATATCCAAACCCAGAATTTACAACTTCAACACCAGTGATTCTACCTTGGTCTATAATTGCTTTTAATTTTGCATTTCCTTCAACCGAAACAATAGGATTAACATATCCACTTCCACCGGTTTTTACTGATACTCCAACAATTTTACCATTCTCTATAATAGATGTTGCAGTAGATTTATTGGTGGGCATAATACCCAAAACAGAAGGAACCTTCTTGTAATCATTACCAATATTAATTACGGCAATAGTATTAATTTTTCCTATTGAAAATTTTGATTTACTAGTATATTCAATTGATCCACTTCCATCATTAGTAGCGAGTGTAGCAGTATCGTAAACAACTTTAGTTGGCGTGATATACAATGCAGACTTACTACCCTGCAATGGATCTGGAACTACTTTAATAAAAGATCCTTCAGATTGAACATTATTTAACTTATCAAAGTAAAAATATGTCCTAAAAGAAACTTCTGACTTTGTGCTATAGTTATTTGTAGCAATACGTGGACCAAACCCAAACTTAACATCTAAGACATTGTTTCCTCTAATCGCTTCTAAAGTTTTTAGATTTAAATTTTTGCTAGGTGAAATATCAAATTCAACATCATTCATTGATGAGTGGGAAGTATCAAAAATATAACGATAGTCTTCTTTAATTTCAATTAATTGATTTCTCACAAACAAAGTATTATCTAAAGAAAATTCAAAACAACGAATCGGATCTTGTACAGAAATTATTCCTGCAAGTCTTTGTTCTTGATCAAAAAATACAGTACTTAGATCAATTGGAGTGATACTATTGACTGTTTGTCCATAATTGTATACAAACACAATTTTTTGTGTTCTAGAATCATATGAAAAAATACTAGCATCACCAACTGCAGTACCAGGAGAAATAACATAACCGGCATTATAAGTTGACACAGTAGCACCATTAAAATGATTTAATGGTGTTGCTCCTCTAGCAACATTAATAGATTTTGTTGAATTGACTACTCGCGATAAAACTGTAATAACTTCATTTCCAATGCTTAATTTATCACCAGGATTAATTCCTACATTACTACTAAGATTTACAACTGTTTCTGATGAAGAAAGACCAATATGATCAACATTAATTTGTACAGCAGGAGTATTAGTATTTGTTTTACTAAGAGCTGTATCTCCAACAGTTAAAACATCAAACAGTTCATAACCAGTACCTTTTTCGGTTATAGTAACAGATGTTACATTACCGGTAGAAGAAACAACAATATTTGCTTTTGCTCCCGATCCACTACCCCCTACTAATGCAAGGTCATTATATGTGTTAGTGGTGTAGTCTTCTCCCCCATTTAAGATACTAACTTTTCCAACACCATTGTCGTTTAAAACCCTAGTGATACCAGGGGTTTGTAGCGTTGCTTCTTGGTAAACTCTAGATCTTAAATAATATGTTGTTGTAGTGGATGCATCATCCGGATTGATGTCAATATCAATAATATCACTTTCAGCAATACCGTGTGCATCTGTTGTGGTTAAGATTGCTACATTATCTTTTAAATTGAAGATAATTAAATCATCACTCAGTAAATTAATTGTTATTATTTTAGAACCAGTAGTATTAATTAAATCTGAACTTCTTAAAAATAAAGTATCAGATACAACAAAAGAACCAGTAAGAACTTTAATTTTTACGACGTTTTGTTTCGTGGTAGTTTCTAAAACTTCTCCCGATGCTACTGGAGCACTAAGACCATCAGTAAATTCTAATGTAGCTCCTTTAGTATAAGAAGAGTTTTTATCTAAAAATAGACTAATAACCTTTACATTAGATGATAATACATCTGTACTATTAAAAGTACCACTTACATCACGTAGGGCAAATTTAGTTCCCGAAAATACATTTCCTACAATCTTACCAGTAGATCCAGTTACACTTTGAGTAATGATGTCCCCATCAAATAAGTATGCAATTGATTTTAATTCAACGAATAATGCTTTGGTGTCTTGAGATTCAATACTATCTACAGATCTTCCTTGTACAGAAGAAACCTCAGCACTTGCTCCAAATCCATCAGTATCTAAATTATCAATAATTAACTCAGATCCAACAGAAAAATTATTAGTACTATCTAAAACAGAAACAGAACTAATACTACCTCGTTTTACATCAGTGATCTTTGCTAATGCAAATTCTCCATTCTTAGTAATATTAGATGTTCTAAGTCTTTTAGCAAATGTTGGAACATTATCTTGTGAAAGTTCAGAATTATAATTTGAATCAACTGGTAAAGAATAATAATTATCACCTAAAATATAAGGAAATACTGGATCACCTTGAGTATCAAGAGTTGCAAAGTATGCATAAGTTCCTTCTGGGTAATCTGGTGTTACACAGTATCTTCCATTATTTTGATCTAAACTACCATACTCAGCAATATACGTAAAATCATCAATGAATGTTCCAATAGGATATTGACTAACTAATGGACCATTAGATCTACTATTATTTCTAGTATAACTACTAGTCATTCTAGTAATCGTACTTTGAGAATCTAAAGGATCTTGATGTCCAAATGGACCATAGATTGGATTTCCGTCATAAGCAAAACCAATAATAGGTGAGTGAGTTACTCCAGTATCTCCAGACCTAATAGTAGATGGTGCTGCATAATAAGCATAACCAGAACCACGATTTATTACATAGTTATTGAAAAAATATCCATTTTCGGAATCTAAAGAAGATTGATTTTTGTAAAACTTATCTTTTCTCCATTGTCTGATAGATGCAGTTGCTTCAGATCCGGATCCTACTGCAATAATATCTACTTGTACATTTTCTTGTGAATATAAACTACCACCATTAATTTTCTCAAATCTATCAATAGCACCTGCAGTGGTAACAACTGCACGATATACTGCAAATCTTCCTCTACCTGCAGAATCTGTAATTCTTACTTCAGGTGCAGAAGAATAATACTCACCAGCATTTTCAACTACAATACTAGTAATTTCACCATTAGTGATAATTGCTCTTGCCTGAGCATTTCTACCTGATAATACTTCTACAGTAGGAATTGAATTATAATCTCCGGGAGTATCAACAATAACAGACTCAACTACTTGACCTGCTAATCTAGTTCTTGCTAAGTTAGAAACCCCGTCAATTAATATAAATGGTGGTTTAACGTATCCAGATCCTCGTGATGTAACTGCAATAGATTGAATAGCACCTGAATTGACTACTTCCTCATCTTTGTAACTTAGAAAAGGAATACCATTAATTGCAATACCAATATCTCTATATAATGTCTTATAAATTTCTGTAGTTTGTATTGGATTCTTTCTGATGATCTTTAGTAGTTTTTGATCTTGAGCATCCGAAGGTGGAGTTGGAATGCTATGCGAAGGAAATCCTGATGATGCAATATAATATCCGCTACCATCTTCAAAAATTGCAGATACATTTGAGTTAAGTCCTGCAACCGCAGCAGAACCTGCACTAAAAACCCATCTTAAATTATTTTGAGCATCATTAATTCTAATATCATTAGTTAAAAATCCAGACTCGGAAATTTCTACTGATTCTCCAGGATTTGAATATGGAGATTCAACAGAATTGTTTAGTCCATATAAAAGACCAAATACCTGTAGTTGAATATTACCAGAAGATACTTCTAGGTTATAACTAACAGTTGTTTCAGGTTGATAAGAACCATTACCGTTTCTTGTTTTAATTACAAATTGATTTACATTTTTTTCTTCAAATGTAAAAATTTCAGATCCTATTACAAAAGATCCTTTTGTCTCCCAACCCATTGTAGAAAAAACATTTACCCTATCACCAACAGTTGTTGATGGAGATATAGGACTTGTTAATTGAGTCTTTAAAGATGAATTAAAATTTCCATTAACACTAGATTCGTTTAGAATAATATCATATAATTCTTCATTATCAAAAGTACCACTATATTTGACATTATCTACAACTGCAGATGCATAATTACCTTCTACATTTTGAGTAATCTGCTTTCCAATTAAGTCGTTTGGGTCTCCATTAAGAATTTTTACTCTTAATGCATATGATTGAATCCAGTTAGATTCCGATGACTTTAACGTAAAATCTCTTGGATATGCAACATCAGGATTCGGATCATCTTGAATTAAACATTTAAATAGAAACTTAATAGAACTATCAGTTCCTTTTGCTCTATAAAAATCGGTAATATTTTTTAGTAAAGTTCTCTTGTCAACTCCTTCCTTCAGGTATGCTTCAGGGAAATCTGCAAGGTATTGTGCTTCAAAACTTTTAACTAAAGAATATAAAAATAGATTACTAATATTTTGTACAGTAGACCCATTAACATGAGTATCTGCTTGTGTGGTTACAAAAGTACTACTATTATAAAGATCACCAATAGTAGTATTACCACTGACACCACGACTTACTTCTAAAAATTGAGTATCTGTTCTTTCTGCATAAAAACAAATCTCATTATCAATTTTGATGTATCCACCAATCTTAGGAAATGAAGTTGCATCAGCAACAGTAATTGTTGTGCTTAATTCACCTAAAGATCCAACAATGGTAGTTGACTCTTTAAGAATATTCGTTTCGTAAAAATCAATATCACGATACGATTGAAGATTCGCAATGATATCAACCGGTTGACCTTGTAATTCTAATTGCTCATAATATTTTTGTATGAACTTACTAAAAAGTTCATACTCTTCATTAATAAAGTCCGGTAATTGTGACTCAACTAGATATGAGATTTTATTAGCAGTTTTGACCATCTACTACTACTCTTTGTATGCTACAAATGTACTCTTTGAGATATCTACGTCTAGATATACTTCACGTTTAACTTCAACATCATTACTGGATGGTTTTACTCTCAGTTCAATACGATTGTCTGAGAATGTTCCTTTCAGAATAGTGAAGTCATACAATTTAATCTCACCTTTGACATAATCAACATCACCAACAGAATCGTTTAGGAGAATTTTATCTCCAGTTAGTGAATCTAGTCTATATAGGACGATTTTGCCATCTCTATCTTCCAAATACGATGTGTAATTGGGATGTTCAAAAACAGTCATACCAGTAGATGTTACAACTGGATTATCACAATCTTTTAAGAATTCATTTTGATAACAAATTTCGTAAAAAGAAGATGCATTGATTTGAGCATAAAAATCTTTTCTTAACGTAATTTCTGTAATGTTAGAATTGATTGAACGATCAGAACTATCAATTACACCTATGAATTTACTATATCTAAACTTACCATTAAATTTTTCGGTACTTGATGTTTTTAAGTACTCATTAACTCCAGTTGAAACTTTTGCTGCAACTTCAGCTGGAAGAAGATTAGTTTTAGCACCATCAAAGTAAACCTTACTATTAATTTCAACAAAAAGAATAGATGGGTCTAAAAACACAGGTTTTACAGAAGCAACTGTATAACTCCTTAACTTATCCGTTAGTTCTTTCTTAGTTACTGAAGATAAAGAATTTGCTACAGTTGGTTTCACAGCAATGAATACTTTACCATAATCAGGTGGTACTTGATCCTCACCACCAAATACAATGATATCACTCACTGCAGGATACAAATTTCTTACAATAGCAGAATAATCATTTGATGTTACTGCTCTATTCTGAGAACCATAGAATTTTGGTGCATTGAATTTAATCTTTTCAATACTTTCAATTGCAGATCCACCTTGTGCATTAGAAGTTGTTACAATATTATTAACAGCAAATGGTGATGATACTTTAATATCATTCTCATCTAAGAATACACCACTAAACGTAAATGACTTTGCACCATTAGATTGTGAACCTTTTGTTAAAATATAACTTATTTCAATTACATTTCCGTCAGTTAATTTTTTGCCGAGAATGCCATCCCCAAAAAATAACTCATATTGCTCATCATCAATTTCATTGATGAAATATACTTTATCTTCACTTCCTACTTGAAGAATATTATCTGACTTCTTATATTCTTCATAGACACTAGAACCAGCAGACTCATACACTCTAACAATTAATGTATTTAAATCTGCTGCTGAATTCTGAATTTTAAATTTTTGATCTTTTAATGATCCATCATACGTAAATGTACTCAATACATATGATCCTTCATTTAAAAGGACATTAGAGAACGTTGCAACGTTATTGACAACCGGAACTTTAATATCTTTTAGTGTAACATAACGATAAAGAGTTTTATCGTAATTAGTTACAAATCCAGTTCCTGCTTTCAATTTAATTGAAGCGGGTCCTGAAACTGGAAATGTAACAGAAAATCCAAGTTCTGCACTTGGTGATGTAATTGATTTGGGAGTATACCCTAATTGCTTCGCTAACGATACTACGTTGTCTCTCAGCGTTGCTGAATCTAGGAATAGTTCATTGACTACCATATTGGCATTAAATGCCGTGTAGTACGTATTGTATGCCAATACATCTAACAACTGACTTAATGCAGAACCTTCAAAATCATAATCGGTAAAATCCGATTGTGATCTCATGTAATCTTTGAGAGTACTCTTGATTTCGGTGAAATCTAGATTGTTTAATTGAGTATATGGCATTATCTCGTCCTAGACAGGAAGAACTCTATTTGAACAGGTGGGACTTCTGTTCCTCTTATCTCATACGTCATTTCAACATCTAAACCGTTATCTTCAAAGTTGGGAATACAACTAATAGATGTTACGGCGATTCTAGGTTCGTATTTTGCTAGAGACAATTGCATATTTCGTTTAATAATACCTGCAACTGCATAGTCCAAAGGTTCAAACAAAAATGATCTAATGTCTGAACCATAATCAGGATTAAATAAACGCTCACCCTTATTTGTAAGTACTAAATTAACAATTGCTTGTTTAATTGCAGCATTATCTTTACTGACAACTACATCGTCAGTAACAGGGTGTTTTTTGAAAGTAATATTGACATCTCTAAACGTGAGATTAGAAGTTGCCATTAAGAGTATACGGAGTCAATAGTTATTTAGCGATATCTTCCCATGGTGGAGCTGAATCTTTAGCGAGATCTTCCCAAATTATATTCCATGAAACACTAATCCTACACTCGTCTCCATTATGTGGAGTTACGTAATGAGGTAACCAACTTTCAAAAACTAAACCTTCACCTTCACTTGCCTTAAAATTCAAAGTTGGCATTTCAAACGTACTACCCATAGCTCCTGCTCTTGTATCAGGGAATGCAATTGATCCGGATTTTTCATCGCAAGTACTCGGCACCTTTACATAGTAAACACCACTTAGACGGAAACCAGGATGACTATGGTAGTTTGAATAACCACCTTTAGCTAGTTTTATTGCCCAAGTTTCTAGAATATATTTTTCTTCAAATAGATCACGTCCTGCAAACGCACTACATGCTCCTATAATCATAGCATGTAACTCTTTAGACCAATCATAATCTAAATTTGTTAAATTAATATCTGAGTGCCACCCATGTCCACCTAAAGAAAATGTTTTATTATCCGGATTTTTTTTACTTTGCTCAATAACATAGTTAGCAATTTTCTTATTCATCTTCTTAAAATTAAGATTATTACAAAATGCTAGAAGTTGAGTAGGAAAAAACTGCTTCTTATTAATTAATAAACCTGAAGTACTTGTCATTGACTCCAACGTTCTACAAATTTACCCATCTCACTATCTGGGTTTGGATACAACTCTTCCTTACGCTTATTCCTATTTCGTTTTGCTGCCATGTCAAGATACTTATCACTATCAGTCTCAGTGATGAGAGTCATTCCTTCATCAATAAAACTTTGACCTTTATCAACTTTATGATGATTACCCATTGTAGCTCCAGTGTTTGTTTGGTTGTTCCCACCAGAAGTGTAAGTCTTCTGTGTTGTCGTCATAATATTCAGATACTAATTCGCTTTTAAATTTACTATGAATGTTTTCACACAATGAAAGAGTATGATAATTCTTGTCTGAAAACTTCTCCATCGCTTCTGTGATCCAAGTATAGTTACCCCCACGGATAACTCCCGCTTCACATAGGATAAAGTTATCCCAGTCTAATACCCAATCCGCATAATTCAATATAAAGATGTCCTTATACGGATCTACACCTTCATCAGGAAACGGAACGTTCACTGATTCAACATGAAAGCACTCTCTGTCCATGGATAATCCGTGACAAAGGTGCTGGGTTACAATACTAGAATAATCAGGAGAAATACAAAGCAAACATGTCTTACTAGGATGAATATCCCAATCGGACATCTTCACTTTATATATCATTTCCTGAATTAATGCCATCTCCTTATCTTGGGAGATAAACAATAAGTCTCGGCGCTTCGGCGTTTTGAGACTCACTTACCCTGACCGCGATAACGCTTCTTAGCGCCATTACGACTCGTAGATGCATACTTCGTATGCTTTCCCATACCTTGACGACTCTTCTTCGGTTTTGCTTCAATCTCTAAAGTACCCGATAGTCCTGATTTTGCTTTTGCCATGAATTAACTCTTAGTACCAATGATTATTGTAGGATAGATTGTTAAACCTGTCAAGGGTCTAGGATTAGGTATCCCGCCTACGGCTTGTACTGCATCGCCACTGACAGGGACTAACACCTTATCCATGTATACGCCACGTGCTGCTGGGTTCTGTACACCAGTTATACCTGTACGTACCAATGGTGGTGGTAATGGTGGAATTAGATTGTCCCACGTGCCCGGTACAGGTGCCGGAGGTAGTCCAGGGTTCACTATAATGACTGGGAGACCTGCAGGTACTTCCTTGGTGGCACCGGTACGTATTGTAGGAAGTGGTGTAGGGTAATTTGTAGCACCCTGAATAGGATATGGTGGATACTTTGAATTTGATTGCTCTGGTATAACAGAAGCTGCATCAATTGCAGA